TCAGTTGCCGGATTTGGCCGGGGTCGCCGCCTGTGCGGTCGGCGTAGATATTGGCGATGTCGCGGCTGATACCGTCGAGCAAATCGGCGGTGCGTTTCATGTCGCGGCTGTCGCCCATTGCAATGCTGGATGCCTCATGGATCATGATGCGCGATTCCTTGGTCATGCGGCGGACATCACCGGCCATCAGGATCACGCTGCCCATGCTGGCGGCCATGCCGTTGACGGTGGTGACGATTTGCACGCCACGGTTGGACATCTCGCGGAGCGCCGAAAAAATTCGCTGCCCCTCGAAAACCGATCCGCCAGGGCTGTTTATTTCCACCTCGACGCTTTCCAGCGCGTCATCAGCAGCGCAAACGACGTCGCCGATACGCATCTGCGCGGCGACTGCGGCGGGTCCGTAAAGACGGCCCAGCTCTTCGATCAGCTTGTCGGCGGATTCCTTGTGGACGCCGTCATTCAGCTTCAGTTTCCCGGCTCGGTTCTCGATTTGAATTAGGTTCGTTTTCATTGTCGTCAGTGGGTCGTGGTTGCTGCATTTCGTTGGGCGTCAGCATCGCCATTTCGCGGTCGTCGACCGGCACGCCGTAGAGTTCTGCGGCCTCGGCAGCGGCGAGCTTTCGCAAGGCCACCTCGGCTGCGCGTTCGCGGATGTGTTCCTCGTAGGTCTTGCCGCGCATGCTCACGATGTCGCGCATGTTGGCCGCGCCGATCTTCCAGAGCGCCTCCAGCTCTTTCGTCACCCGGCCATCGTCAATCGTGAGCTTGGGCGGCGTGGAAAAATCCCACTTCCACCAGTCGGCAGACTGCGGCAGATCGCCGCGTTTCTGCGCCTTGGCAATGGCATAGCCGACGATGCGGCGGGCGGCATGGAAGAGCATGTCCTGCCGGTCTTCAATGCTGCGTTGAGCCATGGCGATTTCCATGCGCTGCGCCGTGCCGCCACCTGCCGCGTGGCCGGTGTAGAACGCATACGGCCACGAAATCGCGGCGAAGGATGAGCGGAGCAAGCGGTCGTGGAAGTCCAAGAACGGATTGCCGGGGCGCGTGTTGTTCAGCGTTTCGATCTTCCCGCCGGAGTTGCTGCGGAAATATCGCACAGTCCCGCCGTCCATGGACTGAACGGTCATGCCGCCGCAGCCGCTGCCATTACCGACAAGCGCGTTGTATGGGTCATCGGGGTCAGGTCCGCCGTTGTCGTTGTATTCTATCAAGCTGATGCTGCTCATCTGGAGCATCGCCAGCCGCTCCCACTCGGTGCTTTGCAGAATGTCCCGGCAATCATTGATGCAGGGGGTCAGCGCCGTCAGCCCGCGTCCCTGGTATTGGAACTCGGGATCGTATAGGTGGATCATGTTCGACGCCGGGATCCACTCGGCAAGGTTGCCGTTTTTATCGAGAAACGCGTATTCCTTCGCCTCGCCGCTGGGCCAGTAGACGATGCCGTCTTGAATCTGCCCGCCGCGCACGTTGCCGCCTTCCTGCATGCCCGCAGGCGTGCCGATGCGGTGACTCGGGATGCCTTGGTATTTCGGAAATCCGTTGGCCGTTTGGGTCAGTAGAATGAATGCCTCGCCGTCCACGTCGATTGCCAGACTCCACGTCAGCAAGTTGGTTTTGAAATCGTGCATGCCACCGCGCGAGTCGCCGATGGCGTAAAACATGTTGGTCAGCCATGACGTCGCGGCGTTGCCGAACTCGGCATCGGTGCCACGATAGATCGGGACAAATGCCCGCCCGACGGAATACATTCCGCGCTGGTTTATCGCGTTTTTGATCGGCCCGAGATTCAGGTAAATCCGGCGGGCGTGGCTTTGCAATTTGACGCGGTCGACCGCAGGCACAAGGTCGCCGATGTCCTTTTTCTCAATCGGCTCCCATGGGCGGTGGTAATTCTCGTTCGCAGCCCGCGCCGCGCGCGTGGTCATCTGCCGTCCGAATTGGTCGAGAATGGTCATCGCCTATCGGCGGGTGTCAAAACCTACCGACCGCCCGCGACTGGCTCGGGATGAATCCGGCGTCGAGCCACATGATCGCGTAGCGCAACGCGGTCTGCCGCTCGCCTTCGTGCATGCCTGCCAGCTTGGACATGCTCACGCCGTTCTTGTTGGCATTCGTGATCAGGTCCATGCCGCCTTTCGTCAGCGCCCCGGTCATCGCGGCGTCGAACGCATTGCGGATCGCCAACACCCGCTGCGGGTTGCCGCGCGCGTAGTGAAACAAGTTCTTGGCGACTTCGATTGTGGTGGCGGCCATCACTGACCGCCGGCGTGTCAAACATCGAAACCGGGAATCAGCTTCAGCATGAGCGCCGCAACGATCTGCATTGCCTCGACGTCGAACGCATGGTTGTCCCGGCGCACGCGCGTCCAGCGGTATTCCACCTGCTTCGTCTTCGCGTTCGTCACCTCGCGCTTCACCTCGGCGTCCACCTGTTTGATATATTCCGCGCCGATGTCGTCCGGGATTTCCCATGCGGCGGATTGCCCGGTGCGGTGCGCGTGGACGATGTCTTTGATCCGGTCGCTACTCCAGTGTGCATATCTGGCCTTGCCCGTGCCGGGTGCCTGCGCCTCCGAGAAGCGCGTGAATGGACGGTGGATCACATCGCCGTTCGGTTTCCGGTAGGGGAATGACGCTTGGCCGGAGCCGTGCAGTGCGGTCCAGTTCATGCGCGCGCACGCGGCGTAGACTTGGTCGGTGTCGTATTGCGCGTCGACGAAGACCATCTGCGGCTTGACGCCGTAGCGGAGCGCCAAGTCATGCACGTTGTCGAACGTCTCAATCCGGCCATACCAGAGCAAGCGGCTTTCGCCGTTCGCCCGCCACGCGCGAATGCCTGCCCAAAAGTGATCGCGTTGTTTGTCGACGGTCAGGAAACGGAATGCTTCGTCCTCGATTTTCCCGCCGTCAGTGTATTCGGCGACGAGGTAGCCGTTGCCGACCAGCGCCTCCCGGTTGTCGGTCAAGTCCTCCTCCCATGGTTCGGCGAGCCGTTTCTGGATGAACTGCCGGAGCGGGTCCAGATTGCCGACGCGCATCGCGGCTTTCGCTTCGAGCCACAGCAGGACGATTTCCCACAGGGGTTTCCGCCAGTTACACAGCACGTTGTAGTGGTAGCCGACGTGACCGGGCAGGCCGGTGGCGGTTGCAACGTAGGATGCCGACTCTGCCAGCGCCCGCCGCTGTTGTGCGTTGTCGCCGCAGGTCCAGTCGCAATCGGCATTATCGCATTTCAACCGGGCGGCCTGCGCGCGGGTCAGGTTGTCCTGTGTCTCGTCATCGTAGCCGACAACATTGCACCATTTCCACGGCTGGATGGTCCCGCAGCTCGGGCAGGGGAAACAAAACTCGCGCCGGTCGGTGTGCTCCCATGCTTTGTCCAGCTCGTCGCCTTTCACGCCTGCTTGGGAGAGCAGGAACATCTGGCGGTTCCATCGGTCGTGTAGCCGGCCCCGTGCTTCGTTGAGCATGCCGGGTTTGTATTGCCACGCCTCGTCACAAAAAACGCGGCGCATGGATTTGGATTGCAAACCGGATAGGTTCGCGCCGGTGAGGAATAGGGACATCGCCGCCGAGAGAATCTGCATTTTCCGCTTTTTGTGCCGGTCGTGCGGCATCAGCAAGGCCGTCTCGGGAGTGCTGCGGATCATGAAATCCATCCGCGTTTCCGCCCAGTCCTTCAGGTCATCATCGGTTTGCCCGACGATCAGCGTGGGTCCGGGGTCTTCGCTGAAGATGTAGGCCAAGCCCGCTTCCATGAACGTGGTCTTGCCTGTCCCGATGGGCGCGAGGAAAACGACCTCCTTTATTGACCTATCAGCCAGCGCGTCGAGCGGTCCTTTTTGCCAAGGAGCGTTGTTCGTGTGATATTTTGGAGTAAGTCCATCCTGAATTATCACCCGACCAGAACACCATTCTGAAGGAGCAAGTCTGCGTGACGGTTTAACACCAAGGCAAAAGCCGTCCACTGGGTCGTATTTCTTCCCATTCATGCCGAAACCATAAGCATTAGTTGCGGATCTATTATTTTGTCTGACTTAAACATGTTTTCGCTGGCATACAGGGGCCGCAGATTTGTCCAATGCCAGCATTGTGCCACATACTTCGGATTGGAGTGATCAAATGCAGCGCATGGAATGATGTGGTCAATGTGCCAAGCAGTGCCGTAGTTTGACCATGACATTCCGCGCTTGAATTGAGATTCCAAATGGTTTCTGAATTGATCGACGGAGCATCCCAAATAATCAAGGATTGACCCATACCGCGAATGTCCCTGCCTTGAACATATTGACGAAAGACCCCTCGATAGGTTTTTCCTTATTTTGTAACAAGGTTTTTCCATCCGTTTTTTTTCAGCCGCTCTTGTTTTTTCTTTTTGCTCTGGACTCCTTGCTTTTTCCCTGCTTCTTGCGCGGATTGCCTCTTTGTTTTTGTTCCAATAGCGCAAATACGATTCTCGTCTTTTCTCAGGGGATAAGGATTTTTGCCACTCTGCCTTGCGTTTTTTCACAAGCTCCGAATTTTTGATTCTTTGTTGTTTTGCATACTGCCTAGACTTTTCTCGAAACAAAGAGCAAGAATTCATTCGTTCCTTGCGTCGTTTGTTTTTTTTGAAAGACACCCAAGCGGATGACCAATCAGGGAAGATTACCGGAGATGAATGACTTCGGATTTCGACGCTCATCCAATATCCTTGAATGATTCTTGCCGGGTTGTGTTTTGCTTTGGGGTTAAACCTCATCTTCGGTATTCCAAATTTCGCTTTGTTTGTCCGCTAGCATCGCAAGTATTTCGTCACATTTGGCGTCAATGATTTTTTCGCACTCCTCGATTGATGTGCCGTGAACCATTGGTGGAACGTCTGCGCGAATTCTTGAAACGGCAGATTTAACCGCAGACCCGATTCTAATCATCCTCTCTTCAACCATCGCCTTGCTGACGTATTGGCCCGCCGCCTCCCGCAGCTTGTAAGCGTTGAGCAGGCCGTCGATCTGGATCTTGACCGTCTGCGCTTGGTGCTTGTCGGTGGCTGCCGATAGCTGGCTGATGATCGACTCAATGTCGATCTGCGTTGGATCGTCTCCCGGCGGCGTGATTGGCGCGCTGGCCTTGGGTTGAAACTCAGGCTTCAGGTGCGGCGGCATGTTCCGCATGCGCCCCAGCTTTTTGCGCACGTCGTCATCCGACCAGATGTCCACGCCCGACCGCTCCCACGATTTCAAGGTGGGCATGCTCACACCGATTTCCCCGGCGCGGTCCAGTTTGTTTTTGCGGGTCATGCGTTATTGCGAGCGGGTCTCAGTAAAACAGTGGTGGAAAAATGGCTCATGCGGGGAAAGCGGGATGAGCGGGAACC